CGGCGGCGGAGGCCGCACTGGACTTAACCGATTCGGTAAAGCCATCGTCGGCAAAGGCCGTGACCACGTAGTAGTAGGTGTACTTCACCGCGGTGTGCCCGCTGGCAACAGCAGACACGCTGGAGGGTGGGGCGATGGTCGGGGTGAACGTGATGGCCGTCAGTGTCCAACTGAGCGCGCCGAGCCGACGCAACTCCATCGGAGCGTAGCCCGGATGGACGAACGTGAGCACGTCAGCCGACTGCACATAGTGGATGTCCTGAAGGTCAGCCTCCACGTAGCTGTTGCTGATCTCATAAGGAGTGCCCGGCGTCGACTCAAGCGTCCCCCCTTGTGAATGGAAACGGATGTACCCCGCGCCGAGCTCGATGACCATGGTCTGGGTCGTCGAGAACGTGAAAGGGATCAAGCGAACGCGCTTAGCAGAGTCCTTCACCTCGTTGACGTACGCAAAACCCGGTCTGTTCTCGGCCGGGCCCTGCGGGGTGACGATGAAGTTCCGGAGCCGAGCGGCGCCGGCCTGGAAGACGGAGTCGTCGATCCGGCCGTACATGAACGGGCTGATCTCGCCGCCCCCGAAAGATTTGAAGTATGCTCTGGTGGGGTTGGCCATTTATCTCCCCGCTATGAAAGGAACGACATGCTCTATCTTGATGTCGCTCTGGTTTGCGTCGTGCTGGCGCGCCTGCCCAAGGTACACGGCCATCATCTGCTGGCAACGCTTCGCTTCTGCCGCGCCCTGCTCCCCCTTGATGATAGGTCCTGCAAGCATAGATGCCAGTTGCCAGGAAAGCGTGGCCACGAACAACTGGCTGAACTTCGTGGGGTCCGTCACCAGGGCCTGATAGCGCAATACCGCCTGCTCCTGATTGGTGTACAACACTTTCTGCCCACTGGCGTTGGTCTCTATGGCGAACTGCTGGGGTGCGTATCCGGCCACGCCCGTCAGCGCTATCTGCCCGCAGGAGGGGTACTCATAGCTGTACTGTCCCGGATAGTTGAAAGCGGCCGTGTAGTCTCCGGTGGCCTCCGGCGATATGACGGCCACGGCCGTCAAGCAATCGCTCGGCAGCGCGTAGGCATAGGCCCACTGGTCCCAAGGATTGGCTACCTCTGCAAGCGCGGTCTTCCTGGCTGAAAAGTTCCAGGGGTACATCTCAAGAAGGGAATCACGGGAGATAGGGTAAAATCTCGCGCAATGCTCTGCCTGAGCGGATCCCTCGGGGGGATCGAGGCTGGCCACTGTTGCGGAATCCCCAAGGTGCCCAAGGGCGAGGTTTGCTATGTCGACTTCGGTTGCCATTGGGTTATAAGGTGAGGTTCAAAAAAAGCCAGGGGGTTCCGGCCCCCCGGTTTACTACGCCTTGATCTCTTCGTCGAAGAAAGGCGCGGCCTCAGACAGAGTCTCCGGCTCAACAGGCACGGCACGACGCCGTGACTTCCTGGGCTCGGGCTCCTCCTTCTTCTTCGGCTCAGCCTTCTCGTCGACCACGGTCATGGCCTTCGAGGGTTTATCCCCTTCGGGAAGGTCAAACTCCTTCCCCGGGCGGTAGAACCGCCCGTTGAAGAAACTCCACCTGGTGGATACCACTCTCATTACTTCTGGTTGTCAGGGTATGCGTGACGAACCGGAGCAACAGGGGTCAGGAAGGCGTTGATCTTGCCGGCCGTGACCGTGGTGGTGCCAACAGTGCAGAGGACGCCAAGGTAGCGCTCGTACTGCCCCTGCGGGAGCTGAACCTGGCAGATGACGTCGCCGGCGTCCAGATCATTAAGGGCGGCATCGTCGGTGACGAAGTTACCGGTAGCGAAGTGGACAGTGGCCGAACCATCAACGGCGATGGCCGCCTGGGCATCCGAAGCCAGCTTGAAGCTGATCGTACCAGCGGTGCCGCCGGTGATGATGTCGGTGTCGACGGTCATTACCAGGTACAGCGGGGTGCTGACGCCGATGTCGTACACGTTCTCACCGAGGTCGATGACGTTGCCGACGAGCGCCGTACCAGCCGCGGCCGCCACCGAAGTGGCGTCGCAGAACTCATTACGGGAATCCATGATCATGATAAGTCTCCTTTCAGTTTTGAAATTGATTAAGCCAGACGTGCCTCATCAGCAGCCAGGGCGTCAGAGCGGCGGACGGGGATACCGTCAAAGGTCATAACCTTCTTGCCAGCGACCTCGTCCATGGTCAGCGTCGAGCCAGCAACCTTGTTCACCAGCTGCCTACGGAGGTAGCTCTTGATGGTGCGGTTGCAGTAGAACACAGGGCGGCCAGCGCCGGTGCTCGGCAGGAGCTCAATGGCCTGAGTCATCAGGTCGATGAGGTCATCGCCAGCAGAGGCGTTCTTGGTGAGCGTGCTCTTGTCGATGTTCGCGATACGGACAACGTACCTCCAGTCACGAACGGTGAGACCGCAGTCCCAACGGTAGTGGGTGCGATAGGCCTCCATGCGGCCACCGTTGCCATCCACGTTCTCGAGCGTCACCTGGCCCTTGTCGGTGTGCTGAATGCCGCCGACCGAGCTCTTCGGGTAGATGCCGTGGACAGTGTTCGGGCCCCAGACAACCAGCCAAATGGAGGTGTTGTCGGTCTGGCCGGAAGCACTCGAGCCGAGGATGATGTTGTCCGCGCTCTCAGCGGTGAGATCGTTGAACCTCGGTGCGAGACCAGTGAACTTCTCAGGATCCAGCGAGCTGTCGCCGAAGAACAGGGTCTGGGCCATGGCCTGGGACATACCCTCGAGGTGGGCTCGGTCCTCAGAAACGCGGAAGGCCGCAGTGTTGCCGTTCAGGTCAGCAAGAGCCTTGTCGACCTCAGCGTAGGCCTCGAGCATACCGCAGTCGTCAGTGATCTGAGCGGTCGTGCTCTTGGTAGGCTGAACGCCCTGGTACATCTTGCGCCAGGTCGGCTCAGGCAGACCGGTGCGGATCGTCGAACGGTTACCGGTGACGAGGTTACCCTCGACCCAGGTCATGTCCTCCAGGATCTCGTTGGTCTCATTGAGGATCTCGCCGATCATATCGATCTTGCCCTCAGGATTGAGGCGCTTCGTCACATCGAGAAGCGTGGGGTTCTGTACAGAAAGAGTAGACATTTGTGTCTCCTATTTTGGGATTAGTTCATATCAGGGTACATAATCTTCGCCGGGTCTTTTACACCACCACCAGTTTTACGGCCGCCGACATAGCCGTCTTCACTGATCGCCTTGCCTGCTTTGACAAACATCCTGATGACTTCAGGATGGCTTCCCAATCCAGACGAGTTCAACAGCTCCTTCAGCTCTGCGGACCCGAACTCAGTCATCGCCTTCTGAGCAATGGCCAGGTTCTCGTTCAGCTTGTCTCCGCCAAACTCCTTGTCCGCTCTTGAGGCGTTTTCCCACTCGCTTTTCACAGCGGTAATCTGCTCCTGCGTTCGACGCTCGAACACCGGGGACATCTTGTTGAGAAACGCCTGAGCTTTTTCCTGAGAGAGGTTGGCCTCTTTGGCCGCCTCGGAGAAGCCTTTCAAGATTTCACCGTCGAAGGATTTCCCCTCGGGTGCAGCGAAGTCTTCGTACTTCTCGGGCGCGCCTTCAGTAGGCTCATCCTCCTGCGGCTCTCCGGCCGGGGGAGGGTCCTGCAGCTCAGCAGGAGGCTGTGGTGCGTTCTGAGGCGCATCATCCCCCGTCGGGGTGGTCACCTCATTGTCGAGTAGAGTTCCGCCATCAGTTGGTTTTTCGGGCGGAATCTGATTCGGTTCGTCCATTGTTTTCTTTGGTCATGGTTAAAAAAAGCTCAGGGCACACGTTCATGATTTTGGCCAGAGTCGTGTTGCCGTAGTTCCGATTGCCCTCGTTGAAAGCCATCTTGGCGCAATTGGGGTCGAAACTCAAGCGAAAGACACCGGACTGATCGAGAAGGCGCCAGACAATCCGGCGGCCTCGCTTCGTGCTACAGAGCCATTTCAAATCTGCTTCTTCGGACTCCTTCCCGAGCTGGTCCTGAAGCTCTTGCTTCTTCTGCGCCTGCTCCTGGGACGCTATGTCGGTAGGGTCGTAGTTCATGTAAACGAATATACTAAAAAATTTTGATACCCCGCAAATTCAAGGCTACTGCTGGGCTTGAGCCATCATCCGAGCTTTTTGTAGATCAAAGTCACAGTCGCTTCGATCTTTGTGAAAATCACGTTGATGTCGTTGCGGAGCTCTTTGATCGCATCCTTGAAGTCGTCCCTGCGAACGAAGTCCGTATGCACCTTCTCCTCCAGGTCACGGATTGCGTCCCACATAACCTTCAGAAAGAAGCCTGCAAGGAAGCCAGATACACCAACAGCGACGTTGAACAGCACTTGATAATCCATAATAAGGCGTATAGCTTAGCGGTTTGTACTGTTTTTGTGCGCACCATCCGTTGCCGTTTCGATGGTGACCACCATCAATTTTCTGGCATTTCTGGAATCTCAACAACAGGCCTTGCCTCCATTTCTGCTTCTCGCCTTGCGATGTACTCTTCCTCGCTGATGACTTCAAGCACTCCTGGAAACCCAGTGAAGCTGTCATCGTCACAAGTGCCGTAGTACTTCGGAGCGGTAAGGTATATACCGTTCTCAACCTGTACAGGCCAGTTGGACTCATCCTGCCATTCA